TAAAACCTGGATTACTTAACTATACTAGTGATAAACTAAAGTTTATTTACGGAGTTATCAATACTATTCTTGATCCCAATACTGGTGAACCTAGATTGAGGTCTGATATTAACAAACCTCCATATTGGAAGTATGCAAAGAAAGTATACTTCGGTATCACTCCATATCATATGCACGCTGGTGTGACTGCATCAAACTATAAGTATCATAAGCGTAAAGCAGGATCCTCTTGTAAGAAGAGTATGAGTCTTGAATCTAAGAATGCCGTCAAGAATCTTGATGATGTTCGTGAGATCCGAGAAGCAATGAAAGAGTCTGATAGACACCTTCGTGACCTTTGGAGAACTGCCCGTAAGATGATTGTTGAGGATGGTCTCCGTTAGTATTCACCCGTTAACACTCTTGTTAGTGTTCAAAAACTAATACTCAACCATCTTCAAATTCTTAGTTAGTATTCACCCATTAATGCTCCTGTCAGCGTTCAAATATTAATACTCAACCATCTTCAAATTTTTAGTTAGTATTCAAGAAGAAACATTCTTGTAAGTGTTCATACCTTAATACTCGTAAAAATCAGTTGGTATTCAATCCGCAAAACTCTTGTTAGTTTTCAGGTCGTAATACCCGAAATAAAAAGATACGGGGGTCCACACCCCCTTTTTTATGTTTTGTGTTACTATATACTTATGGATGCCTTCGGGGTCCACACAATCAAATCTTGCTTTAAAAGGAGAAGTACAATGACTGACTTAATGAAGTATAACGCCGCTAATTTTAATCAGCTGTTAGATCGTATAAATAGAAACAGCATTGGTATGGAAGAATACTTTGATCGTCTGTTTAATCTGCACGAAACGACGACAAACTATCCTCCATATAATCTAGTCACGGTTAGTAACGTAGAATCAAGACTAGAATTAGCATTGGCAGGTTTTAAAAAGAAAGAAGTTTATGTCTACACACAAGACGGTAAACTCTTTGTCGAAGGACAAAAAGAAGACAGAGAGACCGGAACAGAATACGTCCATAGAGGAGTGGCTCAGAGATCTTTCACCAGATCTTGGACCCTCTCAGATGAAACGGAAGTTAGATCAGTTGTATTTGAGGATGGGTTACTGAGTATTACACTTGGTAAGATTGTTCCAGATCATCATCAAAGAAAAGATTATCTCTAAATAAGGTGTATCGTCGCCGCAGGGGATCGACTGGCAAAATCCAGTTGACTTCCCCCTTTTTTATTGATATAATGACCTGAGAGGTAAATTAAAAATGTCGATTAAGATTGCACTATTGAAATCTGGTGAGTCAGTTATCGCTGATATTAAAGAACTTGTACAGGAAGATCAACTTCGTGGATATTTGTTCAAGAAACCTTTTACAATAAGTTTATCACCCACATATGGATTTCTTGCTGAAGAATCTTCCGAAGAAGATAATGGAGAAATGAACGTATCATTTAGTCCATGGATTGTTTTTACTACTGATGAAGAGATTCCTGTAAGATATGATTGGTTGGTGACAGTCGTAAGTCCGGCAAAAGAAATTCAAGAACTTTATGAGGAGATGATTAATGGACAAAGTGATCAAAGTAATTCTACTGACGAACAGTGAAAGATTAGTTAGTGAGATTGTTGAAGTTGGTGCAGATGTTGGAGAACCTGACTGTAGACTTATCAAACCTCACGAAATTTGGGAGGGACATAATCTTGTTCCTTGGATGATGGATGATACTAATCAAATTGAGTTTATGATTAGTTCTGATAAAATTATTACTATTGCTGATCCTAATTCGGATCTTCTTGAAAAATACTTGGAAAAAATCAACTGATGCGATTCTACACAAACGTTCAAATGGTCGGGGATCACTTCTTGGTCCGTGGGTATGAAAATGGTCGTCATTTTGCAACCCGTGAGAAGTTTTACCCGACTCTTTTTGTGCCTTCAAACAAAAAGTCAAAATACAAAACTCTTGAAGGTGATTACGTTGAGTCGGTAGAACCTGGCACTGTTCGTGACTGTAGAGATTTTATCAAGAAGTATGAGGGTGTAGAGAACTTCAAGATCTATGGCAATGACCGATACATCTATCAGTATATTTCTGAGATGTATCCTGAAGAAGAGATTAAGTTTGACACCAGTAAGATTAAGATTGCCACACTTGATATTGAGGTTGCATCAGAGAATGGATTCCCTGACGTAGAATCTGCCGCTGAAGAAGTTCTGCTGATTACTGTGCAGGATTATAATACGAAACAGATTCGCACCTGGGGTCGTGGTCCTTTCAATAATAAACAACAGAATGTTCTCTATAAAGGTTTTAGAACCGAACACGAACTTCTGACTGACTTCATCAACTGGTGGATGATTGAGGATAATACACCTGAAGTCATCACTGGTTGGAACAGTGAACTGTATGATATTCCATATCTGGTTCGTCGTATTGATAGAATCCTTGGTGAAAAGTTGATGAAACGCATGTCACCTTGGGGTTTGGTGACAGAACGTGAGACAATTATCATGGGAAGAAAACACATTTCTTATGATGTAGGAGGAGTCACGCAACTAGATTACCTAAATCTTTATAAGAAGTTCACTTATAAAGCGCAGGAATCCTATAGACTGGATTACATTGCGAGTGTGGAACTTGGGCAAAAGAAACTCGATCACTCTGAGTTTGATACCTTCAAAGACTTCTATACTAACGGGTGGCAGAAGTTTGTAGAATATAATATCATTGACGTGGAACTTGTTGACCGTATGGAAGACAAGATGAAACTGATTGAACTTGCGATTACTATGGCATATGACGCCAAGGTAAACTATAATGATGTGTTCTTTCAGGTTCGTATGTGGGATGCGATCATTTACAACTATCTCAAAAAACGAGATATTGTGATTCCGCCCAAGGAACGTTCTGATAAAGATTCTAAGTATGCAGGTGCATATGTTAAAGAACCGATTCCGGGAAAGTATGATTGGGTGGTCAGTTTTGACCTTAATAGTCTGTATCCTCACCTTATTATGCAATACAATATCTCCCCGGAGACACTTAGGGATACCCGACACCCAACAGCTACCGTTGATAAAATACTTAATGAGGAACTGACCTTTGAGATGTATAAGGACAATGCGGTATGTGCCAATGGTGCCATGTATCGGAAGGACGTTCGTGGGTTCCTGCCAGAACTGATGGAAAAGATCTACAAAGATCGCACCATCTACAAAAAGAAGATGCTTTCTGCGAAACAAGATTATGAAAAGACTCCAACTAAGACACTGGAGAAAGAGATTGCACGATGCAACAACATTCAGATGGCTCGCAAGATTCAACTCAACTCTGCATATGGTGCTATCGGTAATCAGTATTTTCGTTACTATAAACTGGCCAATGCGGAGGCGATTACGCTTTCTGGTCAAGTCTCTATCCGTTGGATTGAGAATAAGATGAACGGGTTTCTAAATAAGATTTTGCAAACGGATGGTGAGGATTATGTCATCGCATCTGACACTGACTCAATCTATCTTAATCTTGGACCTCTTGTTACTAAATTTCTTAGTAATAAATCTGACGATAAAACAGCAGTTGTTGCGTTACTTGACAAGATCTGCCAAGAGAAATTGGAACCTTTTATTGAGAGTTCATATGAAGAACTTGCAAATTATGTTCAGGCATATGAACAAAAAATGATTATGAAACGTGAGAATATTGCAGAACGTGGTATTTGGACTGCGAAGAAACGATACATTCTCAACGTATGGAACAGTGAAGGAGTTCAATACAATGAACCCAAATTGAAGATGATGGGTATTGAGGCAGTCAAATCATCTACTCCGGCACCTTGCCGTCAGATGATTAAAGATGGTCTTAAATTGATGATGAACGGAACGGAAGAGGATGTAATTAACTTCATCGATGAATCCCGCAAGAAGTTTAAGCAACTTCCACCGGAGGAGATTGCTTTCCCCAGATCAGTATCTGATGTGGTAAAATACCGTTCTCATTCTGATATCTATGTGAAGGGAACTCCTATTCATTGTCGTGGTGCACTTCTCTTCAATCACTATATTAAGGAGAAGAAACTGACTAATAAATACTCACTTATTAATAATGGTGAGAAAATCAAGTTCATTTATCTGAAGAAACCAAACATCATTCAAGAGAATGTGATCTCTTTTATTCAGGATTTTCCAACAGAATTGAATCTTGACAAATACATCGACTATGACCTACAATTCGAAAAGAGTTTTGTAGAACCACTCAAAGCAATCCTTGATGCCATTGGGTGGAATGTTGAGAAAACTGTAAACCTTGAATTATTTTTCGCATAATGGATTTTCTAAAAGATATTGTAAAAGAGATCGGAGATGACTACACAAAACTCGCAGCAGACATCGACGAAACTGAAACTTTTGTTGACACAGGTTCTTTCATTTTTAACGGACTTGTTTCAGGGTCTATATTTGGTGGTGTATCTGGGAATAAGATTACTGCCATTGCTGGGGAGTCTAGTACTGGAAAAACTTTTTTCTCTCTTGCTGTCGTCAAGAATTTTCTTGATAGCAATCCTGATGGGTATTGTTTATATTTTGACACTGAAGCCGCTGTTAACAAGTCTCTACTCGCAAGTCGTGGGATTGATTTAGAACGATTGGTTGTTGTGAATGTTGTGACTGTAGAAGAGTTCCGAAGCAAGGCACTCAAAGCAGTGGATATCTACCTGAAGAAACCTGCAGACGAACGTAAACCCTGTATGTTTGTCCTGGATTCTCTTGGTATGCTTTCAACGGAGAAGGAGATTACTGATGCTCTGAACGATAAGCAAGTCCGTGATATGACAAAATCACAACTGATTAAGGGTGCCTTCCGAATGTTGACATTGAAGTTGGGACAGGCTAACATACCTATGATCGTTACGAATCACACTTACGATGTCATTGGTGCTTATGTTCCTACCAAAGAAATGGGTGGAGGAAGTGGTCTCAAGTATGCCGCATCAACAATTATACATCTCAGTAAAAAGAAAGAGAAGGATGGAACTGATATCGTCGGAAATCTTATCAAGGCAAAGACTGCTAAGTCACGTTTAAGTAAGGAGAACCAAGATGTTACGGTGCGTCTTTATTACGATGAGCGTGGTCTTGATCGATATTATGGTCTTCTTGAACTCGGTGAGATTGGCGGACTTTGGAAAAACGTTGCTGGTCGATATGAAATAGACGGTAAGAAAGTTTATGCAAAGGCAATTTATAAAGATCCTGAGCAGTATTTTACTCCAGAAGTAATGGAGAAACTTGACCAAATCGCAAAGACTGAGTTCTCATATGGAACGAATTGAAACAACAATTCTTAGAAACTTAATATACAATGAAGAATATTCACGCAAAGTTATTCCATTTATTGAACCCACATATTTTGATCAAAGAACTGAAAAAGTAATCTTTGAGGAGATTACACAGTTTATCGTAAACTATGGGTCTGCAATCACAACCGAAGCACTAAATATTGAGGTTGAGAATAGAACGGATCTAAACGAGAGTGAAATCAGAGATACAAGAGAAATTTGTAAATCACTTAATGACTCTCCAGTAGACCATCAATGGTTGCTCGACACCACTGAGAAGTGGTGTCGTGACCGTGCAATTTATCTTGCCTTGATGGAATCGATCAGCATTGCTGATGGGCAAGATGATAAAAAGAATCGGGATGCTATTCCTAGTATTCTTTCTGATGCACTGGCAGTTTCTTTTGACAATAATATTGGCCACGATTACTTACTAAACTACGAAGAACGATATGATTTCTATCACAAGAAAGAAGACAAGATCCCGTTTGATCTCGAATACTTTAACAAAATCACGAAAGGTGGTTTACCTAACAAGACTCTTAACATCGCGCTTGCTGGTACTGGGGTCGGCAAGTCTCTATTCATGTGCCACCAGGCTAGCTCCGTGCTGCTCCAAGGACGGAACGTTCTCTATATTACAATGGAGATGGCAGAAGAGAAGATTGCTGAACGAATTGACGCAAACCTCCTGAAT